AGTTTAATGAAAACAATAACAGACTTACATCAACAAGTAGAACAATTAAAGGGGAGTAAAGATAATGATACAGAAACAAAATGATATGATTTTAGAACATTTAAAAGAACATGGTAAGATTGATCCTAAACAAGCCTATGAAAACTTTGGTTGTATGCGATTATCGGCAAGAATATTTGATTTAAGAGGTGATGATATTCACATTGAAACAACTTATAAAATGGTTAAGAATAAATTTGGTAAAAAAGTAAAGGTTGCTGAATATAAGTTACTAGGGGATTAATGTGCTTAAAGCAGATGGTTTTGATGATGCAATTATTGGTATTGGTAGTAGATGTGGCAAACCAGATATAATTGTTTATGACGTTAATAAATGTATTAAGATATTAATAAATCAAAATATGACAGAGGAAGAAGCTAGAGATTATTTTGATTTTAATGTTGTAGGAGCATGGGTAGGAGAAGAAACTCCTATTTTTGTTAGAGAAATAGATGATAGGGGATTAATGTGAGTCTTAAAGTACAACAAATTAAGTCAGAAGAAACTTATCAATGGTTATTAAAGAAACATTATGCAAAAAGAATACCTAATATTGTTTATGCTTTTGGTTTGTATAAAAATACTGATTTAATAGGCGTTATTACCTACGGAATACCACCAAGTGATGCTTTATGCAGAGGAGTTTGTGGCGAAAAATATAAATATATAGTTTTAGAATTAAATAGGTTATGTTTACAAAACAATGAAAAAAATGAAGCGTCTTTTTTAGTAGCACACTCTTTAAAACTGTTACCTAAACCAAAAATAGTAGTAAGTTATGCCGATACTTCTAAAAATCATGTAGGGTACATTTATCAAGCTACTAATTTTTTATATACAGGACTTAGTGCAAAAAGAACTGAATGGAGAGTTATTGGTAGTAATAAACATAGCAAAACTATTACTGCTCAATCTACTTTAGAAGATAGAAAGATTAATAAAGATAAATATGAAGTAGTAGATAGACCTAGAAAACATAGATACATATATTTAGTAGCACATAAAAAACTTAAAAAGATTTTAAGAGAATCTCTTAACTATAAAATAGAACCTTATCCTAAAGGTGATAATTTATATTATGATTCTAGTGCTAATATTGAAAAACAAATAATTTTAGATTTGGAAACAACATGAGTCTTGATAGAAAATTTGTATTAGGATTAAAAAGAAGTGGCAAGTATTCTTGCCCTAATTGTCAACACGAAAGAACGAAGAATAAACGAGATACACCATTATCAGTTACTTTACAATCTGATTCTGTTGTATATTTTTGTCATCATTGCAACGTAAAAGGAGTGGAATTCTATGAAGAAACTTACAAACAACGTAATCCAATTCGCAGAAAAGAGGGGGATAACAGAACAAACACTAAAAAACCTGAAGTGCGAAGCAGGTATGGGACAATATGGTGATAGACAATTAGAATCTATTGTTTTTAATTACTTTAACACAAAAGGTGAGAAAGTTAATTATAAAGCCAGAGCCATTGCAGAAAAGACCTTTAAACAATTAAAAGGTGGCAAACAACAATTTTATAATATTGAAAATGTTATTAATTCCAATAACTTATCTACTGTTTATATAGTAGAAGGAGAGTTTGATTTGGCAGCCATGCTAGAAAGTGGCTACCCTATAGATAGTGTATTAAGTGTTCCAAGTGGTGCTCCTGCTACAGAAACTGATAATGCTGAATCGGCAAAACGCTATGAATATATATTAGAATCATTAGAACAAGGGTTAGATAAGGCACATTGTTTTGTATTATTGACCGATAATGACGATCCAGGTAGGAATCTAAGAGCAGATTTATCTTCTATATTAGGACATGCTAAATGTAAATTTGCAGAGTTTCCACCAGACGTTAAAGACATAAATGAATATATGTTAAAAGTAGGTAAAGACCAATTACAATGGTTTATTAATGAAGGACTACAAGATTACCCTATAGAAGGTGTGTATACTTTAAATGATATACCAGAACCTTCACCACCTAAAATATGGAATCCACAATTTGATGGTTGGGATAATAAAGTTATGCTAGGTGCAGGTATGTTATCGGTGTTTACTGGCTATCCAGGACATGGTAAAACCACTTTTGCACAACAATTATGGGCGAATATAGTAAAAGAATATAAAATACAAGTAGGACTATTTTCTGGAGAAACAAGAGTTAAACCTTATGTAAGAAGAAACTTACGCACTTTTTATCATGGCAAACAAGAAAGAGATATGACAGAAGGAGAAATGAATGAAGCTGATACATGGATAGGTAATAATTTTCATTTCTTAAATCACCCTAATAATGCACCTGAATTTGAATGGGTATGTAATAAAATACGAGATATGAAAGCACGATTTGGTATTGAAGCCTTTATGTTTGACCCTTGGAATAAATTAGAAATGCCTGATTTAAATAGAAATACAGAAACAAATTGGATTGGTAAATGTTTAGATGACTTGGCAACATTAGCGAAAGTATTAGATGTGCACATAATGATACTAGCACACCCTTCTAAGCCAAGTGAATATAAGGTGGGTAATAATGCACCTACAGCGTACTCCATAGCTGGCTCTGCACATTGGTATAATAAACCAGATCATATCTTTAGTTTATGGCGACCTAAGTTTGAAGATGAAGATGGGAATAGACTTACTGAAGCTAAGTTGGTAGTTTGGAAAACACGATACGAAGAATTAGGTTATCCTAGAACTTTAGAAGTACGCCTAAATATGCAGAATGGTTGCTTTGAAAGTGTTGATAAGCAACAAGTCTATCAGTCAAATCGCAAAGATATATACGGATAAACCGCAGATTTCTGGTGTCAAGAAAAAAATAATTTTTTTTTAAACCGCAGAAAACCGCCATTTATTTACCAAAAATAGCTAAAAATGGCTGAAATCTGCTATTTCTTAAAACCCAATATGTTATAATGGTTTAAACAAAGCGATAAGTATGCTGTTTGACATTGTAAATAAATATTGTGTTTGAGTTGGTAGTAACTTTTTTTATAAAGGAGATTACTATGAATACAAAATACAAATACCATGATGGTAATAGAAGTAAAAATTACACTCGTTCCAGAAAAGGTGCTGATTGTGTAGTCCGTTCTATTTCAATTATACTTAATCAATCATATAAAACTACACTTAAAGATTTATGTGATTATTCTGTAAAGTATGGTGCAATTCCTAATGATGAATGGTTATACGAAAAATATCTTTTATCAAAAGGATTTGAAAAACATAAACCACCAAGAAAAAATGGTAAAAAAATACAATTACTTAAATTTGAATTTAGAGGTCGTTGTGTATTACTTACCAGAAATCATTTAACTGCTGTTATTGACGACACAGTTTATGATACTTGGGATTGCAGACAATCTAACTGTAATTCATTTTATATTTTAACTTCAGAAAATTGGTCTTATTCAACTGATTAAAGGAGATTGCCATGGTTTACTATGAATGGGATATTGAAATTACAAACAATGAAACTAAAGAATGTGAAGATCATTGGTTTTCAGATAAATTAAAAGATTTATTGTGGGCTAATCCCAAAAGTAAAGAATACGAAGAACATAAGTCATATCATCCAAACCGTCATTTTGTGTTGGTTTTAGTTAGAGATGAAGGTAACGGCATTGATAATTTTCCTTGCCGAAATTGGGCTTATGTAGAAAACAATAAAATGCCTACAGAATTTGATAATGGCATTAAAGTTCCAAAACGATTTCTTATTGAATATGAAAAAGTTTGGAAATAAAAAAGCGTACTAGCTGTAACTAATACGCTTTAATTAAAACAATTATTAAGTTACTACCATCTTAAACACAATGTTAAAATAAAGCAATGTTTCATGTGAAACAATTATTGTCCAGCTAAAGGATTGTTTAATGCTTTGGTTAGCATATCCCTTAATCGTTCTTCTAACTCTTTTAACTTAACATCTATAGCTTCATTACGTCTATTAGCATCAGATTCTATAGCAGTTCTTTTGCCATCAAACCTATCTTCTGCATGTTGTATTAAAGTTCTTACATCATTTTCTGCTGTACGTTGACTACCCCTTATTTCTTGTTCAGTAGTTCTTGACCTTTTATCAACCGCACTTATATTATCCATAACTTCATTAATATCTTTACGCAGTTCATTTCGTATATCTCTAGCATCACCTTGTGCAGATGTTACTAATTCCATAGCAGTAGATATTTCCGATTGTAAAATTTGTTCCATATTGGCAATTTTAGTTTCTAATGTATTATC